AGACTTTGGTGCATACTTCGGTACAGTCGGTAGCCAATACGACACGCGAAAAGATATTTGCTGATAATGATGACGTTATGTCCGGCAAGGAGTGGAGCAGCGCCTTAGATCGCAGAACATGCCCAACATGCGGGGCATTAGACGGCAAGCGCTGGACGACTGACGGCAAGCCAATCAAGCACAGTATGGTGTACCAGATACCGCCTAAGCATTTCAGATGCCGCTGCTCAATGGTGCCGGTGCTAAAAACATGGGCGGAGCTGGGTATCAATATGGACGAATTGCCCGACGGAACACGCGCAAGCATGGAGGGTCAGGTTAATGACAAGACGTTCGAGGATTGGCTAAAGCGCAAGACTGAAACAGATCCCACGTTTGCTGATCGTACTCTTGGTAAGGGCAGGTCGGAACTCTGGCGTAACAATAAGATTACGATGGATCAGATGATTAGCGGTAGCAAGCCATTGTCGTTGAGTGAGTTGCAGGCTAAGTATGGTGCGCCTGCGAAGAATATCAATGCCTTGCCAATAACATATCACGGAAAAGTATCTAAAAACTTCAAATCTGAGGTAAATAGCGCTATAAATGGAATGCCTGATAATGTATTAATTGCGCTAAATAATGGCGGCTCTAAAATAACCGCATGCCTTAGGATTACTGACACATATCCTGAGCTAAAGGGAGTTAGGCCGAGAGGATGGCCTGATGGAAGTACGTGGGATGATTGCGAGGGTTTTGCTCGAGGGAGGGATGTCACTGTATCACAAACAAGACGCATATCTACTGGAGAATTTATTGATTCAAGTAGGATTGGCGGTGTTATTAGACATGAAGCAGGACATGCGCTTGATGCAGTATTAAATGATATTTCATCGTCATCAGATTATTTAGTGGAGTATAATAAAGATATAGCGCTGTTGAAACTAACTAAGGATTATGACTTGCATACTTATTTAACGCAGGAAGGGGCAGCAGGACGACAAGAAACATTTGCGGAGATATTTGCAGAGCTATGTGGCGGGCATTCTGGAGGAGAAGCACCAGCAGCCGCATTTCCAAATACAACTAAGATTATTAAAAAAATCATATTAGGGGTTTAGTTTGATGGCTAAATTATTTATAGATGGAAAGTTAGAGCATGGAAAGACCATAACCGTCAGGTTTAGAATGGAAGGTGATGGTATTATTGGCGATGGCTGGGCAAATATTGAACCTGACAGTTCGTACTTAAGCAAAACTTATGAAGAAATTTACAGTGAATTAAAAGATAAAGGGTATGCCGATGTTAGAGAGGCTACATAATGACTACAATAACATTCGACACCCTAGAGCTGGTCGATAAGCTCAAAAACGCAGGCATACCCCAAGAGCAGGCCGAGGCTGTTGTGCGTGTGATTGCTGATGCTCAAAATAAATTAGTCACTAAAGACGATTTAGAGATAGCACTGTCGCCACTTAAAACAGACCTAGCCGTTCTTAAATGGATGATCGGCATATTGATTGCTGGAGTGATGTCCTTAGTGTTAAAAACATTCTTCACCTAAACACCCACGAACACCCACACCCTAAAGCCAGCTTAACCGCTGGTTTTTTTATGCCTATCTATATCTAATAAAGTGATATTAAAACAGAATATATTGCAATAATTGAATATATGGTATAATGAAGCCAAATCGTTAGGCGATTCACGGGCTAGGCCTTTCACATTCCAACATATCCCAAGGGGAAACAATGGAAATTACACCAGAGACTCAAGCGGCTATTGATGCAGCAGTTGAGGCAGCAACAGGTGGTTTAAAGACGAAGAACCAAGAGTTATTGGATAAAAACAAGAAGCTCATGAAAGGTCAAGAGATTGACCCACAAACGGTAGTCGATCTTGAAGCACAAGTTGATAAATTACAGGCTGAGTTAGTTACAAGTCAGAAGTCGGCAAAAGAAACAGGTAAAAGCTTGGAGACATTGCAGACACAGTTAAAAGCAGAAACTGGGTTTACTCAGAAACTTTTAATTGATAACGGCTTAACGGATGAACTGGTTAAAAATGGCGTAGCACCACAGTTTCTGGCAGCTACAAAAGCCATGTTTTCGAGTCAAGCGCAGATCGTAGCGGAGGGCGATACTAGAGTAGCCAAGATTGGTGGAAAATCAGTATCAGACTTTGTGAAAGAATGGGCGGCCTCGGATGACGGCAAACATTTTGTAAAAGCGCCAGAAAACAGTGGCGGTGGGTCGCAAGGTAGCGGCAACGGAACGAATCAACAAATACCGTTAACCTCGGTGCAAAAGATAGCGGCGGGGTTGGCTAAACAAACTTAAAACTTAGGAATCACAATGGCAACTCAAACACTCGCGGAAGCAGCAAAGTTAATCAACAATCAAATCGTTCAGGGTGTAGCTGAAGATATTATCACCACTAACCCTATGTGGTCTGCAATGCCTTGGACGGGTTACGAGGGTCAAGCGATTCTAGTTAATCGTGAAAACGCTTTAGGCGATGCACAGCATTTAGCCGTTGGTGGCGCTATCACAGCCAAAGCCGCTGCGACATTCACACAAATCACTTTCTCAGCAACTACCACTATTGGTGACGCTGAAATAAACGGTTTGGTTGCTGCACAATCTTCTGGTGCGGGTGTTGACCAACTTGCCATTGAAATTTCATCTAAAGCAAAATCAGTTGGTCGTTTACTTCAAACTGGTATTGCATCAGGAACAGGCGTTTCGCCACAACTGAACTCATTGCACACTTTATGCGATGCGGGTCAATATACAACTGCTTCAGCGGGTCAAGCGATCAGTTTAGTATTGATGGATCAACTTTTAGACTTAGTTAAATCTAAAGACGGTCAAGTTGATTGGATAATGATGCCAGCTCGTACTTTACGCAACTATAAAGCGTTAGTCCGTAGCTTAGGTGGTATCACTGAAACAATGGCTTATACCATGCCAAACGGCACAACTCGTAACGTGTCTGTTTATGAAGGTATCCCGATCTTTCAAAACGACTATCTATCAGTAGCGGAAACTGCTAACGGTGCATTGCTTACTACTGGCGCTTTGGCATCAGTATTCGCTGGCTGCTGGGATGATGGTTCAAACAAAGTGGGCGTTTCAATGATTCACCCAATCGCTGTTCCTGCTGGTATTCAGATCGAGCAAGTCGGTGTGGCTGAGACTAAAGACGAGGTTATTACTCGCGTGAAATCTTACTCAAACTTTGCCTTATTCAACCGTAAAGGCATGGCAAGACTGACTTCAATCAATAACTAAGTAGTCAATAAACGATACCCATTCTAACGAGTGGGTATTTCTTAAAACACTAGCTAGGAATTGAAATGGCAGCATATACGAAATACACAGCAGCAGTTGAATCATTAGTTGAAGGCAGTAATTCAGGCACAGACGCTTGGAAAGTAGCCCTAGCATTAACAACCAACATCGCTGATACAACCTTTGTGGCAGGTACAACCGATCTAATCACAGGCGCAGGCTATACGCAAGGCGGTAATGCTTGTACTACAACCACAAGCGCACAAGCAGCAGGCACTTATAAGCTAGTCTTAGGCAATCCAGCGACATGGACAGCTTCGGGCGCTGGCTTCACTTTCCGTTATGCTGTTCTTTATAACTCAACCACTGGTATACCATTCGGCTACTGGGATTACGGCAGCAATGTTGTAATGAATGGCACAAACGCTGATACGTTTACAGTGACACTTGATGCAGTCAATGGCGTGTTCACGGTAGCTTAATGCCTGAAATTAACGATACAGTCAGAGTGCTGCCACCGTTCACTCAATACTTCGGTGATACCTACAAAGTCATTGATGTGATTTATAACGAAGATGGTTCGGTGGTGCATATCTTAGATCAAGACGCTGGTGGTTTTGATGCTATTTATCTGGAGTTAGTCGTATGACAATCACAACGCGTGACGCATTAATAGATGGTTTAGGCAATAACAACAACCGTGTGCTATGGGATAAAGTCTCGCTGAATGGGCTGACGGTTAGTCAATATGCCTCGCTTTGGCGTGCAACAGGCGTACCAAGTCAGGGTGCAATTCCAGTAGCAGCAGCATTATGTACAAAAGCATTATTAGGGTCGCTTGGATTTGATAATCAGGTCGCACCCGCTACCAGCTATCTAGCGCATCACTCGCTGTTATGTTTGCAAGCTAATACGAACCTAGAAATACACGACAGACTGGCACACATAGGCGGCTTGGTTGGTAATAATACAAGCGTACAACCAGCGGCTATCAATTTAGCCACGCTTGCTGTACCAGTTGAGCGAATTGGCGATGTAAATTACTCGGACGTCTGTTGGTGGCTTGAGTGGTACACAGCAACAGGCGCAACGGCATCAAGTGCTACTGTAGCTGTCACTTATAACGACAACTCGACAGGCAACGCGACACTGGTATCTGTTGGCGGGACGGTAGGAGCCAGTAGCATGAGGCAAATACAATCAGCATCTAATGGGTTATTTATCAAAGCCATTAATTCGGTAACCTTATCAGCCTCGACAGGCACGTTGGGTTCGATTGGTGTGACTGCAACCAGACAACGTGCCGCAATGAGTGTGCCGATTGCTAACAAAATAGAGTTATTCGATTGGGCAGCGCTCGGACTACCAGAAATTCCAAACGACTCATGCTTAATGGGTGTTCTGATGGCCACAAACACAACCTCTGGACTCATCAAAGGACAAGGTAAGATCATTCATGGCTAAGACGTTCCCCGATCTGCCACTCGATAAGCGCCGCGCGCGCGGGGGTGCAGACCTGTGGGATATGCCGCAAGCCTCGGTTATTTTAGCTGAGGATTATTTTGATGTAGTTAGTTCAATCGCCTATACACTCACCGCAGTAACAGGCGTTTATGCAGTCACAGGCAAGCCCAACACCTTAACGTATGTAGCTGGGGCAGTTGCAGCCGTTAATTATTCGCTAACGTGCGTAAAGGGCAGCTATGCAGTAACGGGCAAAGCCTCAACGCTGTCAGTCGATCATAAACTGGCAGGGGTAACAGGCGCTTATACCGTTACTGGCAAAGCAGCCACATTTGCGCTGAGTCATAAATTAACAGGTACAGTCGGTGCTTACGTCGTAACAGGCAAAGCCAGCACGTTTAGTTTGGCACACCAATTAAGTGCAGCAGCGGGCAGTTATTCCTTAACAGGGCAACCAACCACCTTCAATTATGTCGCTGGTCATGTTAATTATGTTCTGACTTGCGCGACTGGTTCGTATGCAGTAACGGGCATTGCAAGCACCTTAACCGTCGCTCATAAAATAACCGCAACAGCAGGCGCTTATTCAGTAACGGGTAAAACCTCAACCCTTGCCGTTGCACATAAATTAACTTGCTTGACGGGCGCTTATACCTTATCCGGTCAAACAAGTACATTCTCATTAAGCCATAAATTAAGCGCTTCGACTGGCGCTTATTCGTTAGCAGGACAGGCAGCAACATTTGGTTATACAGCGGGTAATGTTAATTATGCGCTGGCTTGTGCGGTAGGCTCTTACACGATCACGGGCAACCCTAGCACGTTATCGGTTGCACATAAGATAACGGCAAATACAGGCAGCTACACCACCACAGGTATATCGGCAAATTTAGCGTTAAACCACAAACTATCTGCAAGCGCTGGCAGTTATTCAGCCACAGGCATTGCGGCAAGCCTATCAGTTGCTCACAAGCTAACGTGTAACACGGGCAGTTATGCAGTCGCAGGAAAAACTAGCACCTTATTAGTTGCTCACAAATTAAACGCCACAGTCGGTGCTTATAGCGTTACTGGTACATCCTCAACGCTTAGTTATTTATCGGGCGCTGTTACCCATAATTACACGCTAACTGGGGCAGTCGGCTCTTATACGTTAGCTGGCAAAACAGCCACTTTAACGATTGCTCATAAATTAAGTTGTTCGCCATCAAGCTATACGATAACGGGCAAAAATACAGGCTTTGTTTATTCAAGAAATCTTAATGCAACTACTGGCAATTATGCCGTATCAGGCAAGGCATCAGCGCTTAATTATTTGGCGGGTAGTGCAAGCTATTTACTAAGCTGCTCGTCTGGTGCTTATAGCGTAGACGGTTTTGATGCAATATTAAATTATTCAGGTTATGTCATTCCTCCTCAATATCCACTCAACGGCATAAGCCGACCTTTTGAGTTAAACGGAATCAATAGAGATTATGAGCTGGCAGGATTAATAGACACTATGCCACTTAACGGCATTAACAACAGTTACCCACTCAACGGAATTAATCGGAGTTATCCATAATGGCTTTAATTGTTGAAACGGGAACGGGATCCGCAACTGGTGAGAGTTTTTGCAGCGTGTCCGATGCGTTGGCTTACCATGCAGCCAGAGGCAATGCGACATGGGCAACGATTACCACGACACAACAAGAGCAAGCCTTGAGACGTGCCACTGATTATATGGAGGCGGTTTATTCGCAGAGATGGGCAGGAACTCGCACGACCTCAGTACAAGCCCTTTCATGGCCTCGTTATAACGTGTTTGTAAATGGCTTTGTGACGTTAAGCTCGTCAGTTCCAAGAGCTGTTATTAACGCTTGCTCAGAATTAGCATTGAGAGCAGCAGCAGGGGAATTGCTCAGCGATTCAACACAGCAAAAGACCCGAACCAAAGTTGATGTATTAGAGGTTGAGTTTGATAAATACTCACCTCAATCGGTTCAATATCTATCAATAACCGCCCTGCTTGCGCCCTACTTTGAGTCAGGCTCAGGCATTGAAGTAAAGGTAATCCGTTGAGCTTTTATGCTGACATGGCGATGGTTGCAAACGACTCACTCAGTGAGCATGGGCAAACGGTCACGATCTCGGCAAAGTCTATTGGGGCTTATAACCCAGCCACAGGTAATGCGTCTGTCACGGTATCGACTCAGCAAGTCAAGGGCGTAGTGTTTCCAGTAGGCGCAAAAGACATTGACGGCACATTGATTCACCAAGGCGACCAAAAACTATTGCTATCTATGGTTGGGGTGACACCTCCACATGTAGGCGATACGGTTACGATAGGCGCTACAAGCTACACAATCACTTTTATTAAGTTGCTCACTCCGTCAGGCGTAAACGTCCTGTGTGAGTGTAATATCAGGGGTATCTAATGGCTGGCAGCTTCGCATTAGATATTTCAAAGTTTGTTAATAAGACGCACTCTAATGTTGACTTGGTGACGCGCAAGATAGTATTTGATGTCATGCGCTCAGTCATTAAAAAATCACCTGTTGATACTGGACGTTTTAAAGGTAACTGGCAGTATGGCGTGGGTGAAATGCCAACAGGTCAACTGGATATTTATGACGAAAGCGGTAAAGGCACACAGGTTCATTTAATGGGCAAAGTGCCAAAAGAAGCAGCAGGAAAACTGCACTATATCGTTAATAATTTACCTTATTCAATCAGGCTTGAAAATGGCTATAGCTCACAATGTCCTCCAAATGGCATGGTCGGCTTAACCATATCAGAATATCAAGGGATTGTCAGACATGCAGCTCAAGAGGTTAATCCATGAGTATTACAGCCATTAGGGCAACTCTGGAAACAGCGCTAGACGGCATGACACCAGCAATGGCAACGGCATGGCAAAACGCACCCTTTACTCCGGTAACGGGTACACCATACCAAAGGGCAAGTTTGCTATTGGCTGAACCTGACAATCAAGAAAAGGGGGCGGGATTTCAAGAACAAGGCTTTCTGCAAGTTGATTTATGTTATCCACAGTCAGTGGGAGCAAATACAGCAGAGGCAAGAGCAGAATTACTACGCACTACTTTCAAACGTGGCACTTCATTGGCTAACGGTATTTTGATTTCACACACTCCAGAAATAAAACCAGCTTACAACGATGGCGATAGGTTCGTTATTCCCGTCCGCATAAGATTTCACACCTACATTTCAGGATAAATATGAGCGCCTCAACAATTTTGCTACATGAGAGTATAATACGGCTAACAAAAGGCATCATCTCAGCATGGGAAAAATGGCTACAAGAAAGTAAAAAATAAAGCGGGGAGCAATCCCCAGAATTTAATTTAATTTAACCACTACAAGCTCGCTACAAACCACGCCCAAAGCCTCGTTTGTTATTGCCACCTTGAAATCATTAGGATTTTAAAATGGCAATCGCACAAGGCGTCAACAAACAAGTCTCGATTAAAAAACAAACCGTACTCGGAACAGCGGCAACAGGCTCAGGCGGTCAGATTTTAAGACGGGAACAATCAACCAACAACCTTAAAAAAGATACTTATGCCAACAACGAAATTGCAAGTCATCAGCAATCGACTGGCAAAACTCACGGCTTAAGATCAGTTGATACTGCCTTAAATGGCGTTTTATCGGCTGGCACTTACTCAACCGTTATTGCCTCAGTATTGCGCAAAGACTTTGCAGCTACAACTTCATTAACTGGCTTGGCATTAGCCGTTGGTGGAACGGCTGGCGCTTATACGCTAACTGGCACGGGTCTTTTAGTATCCGGTGGCTTTAAGATTGGCGATGTTATTCGCATCTCAGTTGCTACCGGTTTAAATGCTGATTGTATCGGCAAAAATCTTTTAATTACCAACATCACTAATACCGTTATCACAGTTAAAACCCTTAACGGTAGCACTATGACAACTGGCTCAGGAACGGCTGCAACAATCGCATTGCCGGGCAAAAAAGCAGTTGTACCAATAACAAGCCATACAAAAGACTATTGGACAGTTGAAGATTGGCAGTCTGACATTGCTCAATCAGAAGTTTATTCAGATGTGATGTTTGGCAAGTTGGATATTGGTTTACCGTCTACAGGTAATGCTACTTTGGCAGTAACAGGCGTAGGCTTGAACCGCACAACGGGTATCACTCGCATACTAACCGCGCCAACAGGCGAGACTGCATCAAACCCACTAGCAGCAATCAACGGTGTATTGATCGTCAACGGTGCGGCTGTTACTAACATCACTGGCTTGACTCTAGCGATTGACGGCAAAGTTGCTGGCATGGGTGCAGTCGTTGGCGCAAACGTAGCGCCAGATATTCAACGTGGTTCAATCGAAGTGTCCGGTTCATTTACTGCCTTTTATCAAGACGCAGTTTTAAGCGGTCTATTTGACGCTGCAACTCAAGTCAACTTGGTAGCGGTTATTGAAGATAACGCAACGGCATCATCTGATTTCGTATCGTTCAATCTATCAAATATCACTTTAGATGGTGACGGCAAAGACGATGGCGATAAAGCAATCGTTCGTACTTATCCTTTTACGGCTCGAATCAACATGGCTGGCGGTGCAGCACTTGCTAACGACCAAACTATATTATCGGTTCAGGATTCACTAGCTGTTTAATAAATAACACTATTGTGGCTTAAATCTGAGCCACGATACCCTTATCGCATAACAGAGATTAAAAATGGAATTATCAAGTTTAGATTTATCGTCAACATCTGAAAACGGTTACGAGTTCGAGTTTATCCCAGAAGCCACAGGTATTGGCGAGGGGTTCTTAATTACTGTACTCGGGAAACATGCCGACATGGTGAAAGAATGGACACGCAAAGCCGTCAATAACATGCGAGATCGAGAACGTATGTTGGCGAAAAAGGGCAAAGACGATTATCGCAAAGTGGAAGAAGATGAAGCCTTTGGTATTCAGCTTGCAGCAATCACCATCATCGGTTGGAAAGGTCTAAACGATGCTGGAAAGCCTGTTGAGTATTCAAAAGATATGGCGCTGGCATTGTGTCGTATGAATCCTGAAGTCAGAGATCAGGTAAGTGCAGCCAGTGACTTAATGTCAAATTTTATCAAGAGCAAATAGCGGAGTTATTGCTGTTTGCTGAGAACGAATTAGCATTAAGTGAAAAGCAAAGTGATGGCGGTTCGTTGCGTCATCACCTTGAGTCGGTAGAGAGACAAACCGGAGTAACGCCAGAACAACTTGAACCAGTGCCTTTTCCGGAGACATTGGAATTTATCTGGCGTGATTTCTTAGAATTAAATGATGGAAGAACAAGTAACGGATACTCATTAAATCCGCTCAGTTATACAGAGATTGATGCATGGAAAAGACTGATGAATAAAACAGTCACAGCACAAGAAATTATCATTATCAAGCAACTAGACGGTGTTTTTTTGACTCATTACCAGAAGCAACAGGCGGAGAAATAGCATGGCGATGGACATGGCAACACTTGGCATAAAAGTCGATGCAACAGACGTAACAAAAGCCTCAGTCGAGCTAGATAAGCTATCTACGGCTGGTGGCAAGACGGCTAAAGCTATGTCGTCCGTTGAAAAATCAATGCAGGGCTTAACGGGTTTATTTGCTGGTCTTGGTTTGGGTGCATTGGCGAAGTCTGTACTCGATACTAATCGAGAAATGGAGTCGCTAAGAGCCAGTTTAAAATCGGTAATGGGGTCAGCACAAGGAGCGCAAGGGGCTTTCAATGCCATCTTAACTTTTGCAAAAGATACGCCTTACGAGATCAAAGGACTGACTCAGACCTTTATCATGCTGCAAAATATGGGTATAAAGCCAACCCATCAAGTCATGCAGTCATTGACAGACCAAGCGTCAAAGCTGGGAGGCAGTCAAGAAACGCTAACATCTATCGCACTCCAATTAGGTCAAGCCCATTCAAAGGGCAAATTGCAAATGGAGGATATGGTCGTCCTCATGCAACGTGGCGTACCCGTCATGAAATTGCTTGCTGAGGTTACAGGTAAGAACTCCGCAGAATTAGCCGACATGTCAGCCAAAGGCACAATCACAGTTGATATGATTGACAAGCTCATTGTTAAAATGGGGGAGGCGGCATCAGGCAGTAATGCTAATGCGATGGAAACGCTAAATGGCAAGATAAGCAGTTTATCCGATGCTTGGCACTCGTTTGAAGATGCGCTTTTAAATGATAAGAGTGAGGGGTACTTAAAAACAGTTGTTAGCAACTGGACAGCATGGCTGGATTATTTCAAAGACTCAATCGCTGGCGTTGGTAAGGAGTTTCTGGCATTAGAGGAAATTAATAATAAGATTGTCAGCTCAAAAGCAAAAATAGCAGCTATGAGCCAAGGTGGTGTTTCGGGTGCGGCATGGCAAGTGGCTGGCGCATTAACAGGTAACTCCATTGAGGGTGAAAAAAACCGACTATCAGATTTCATCAAGCAAAGAGAAGGAGTGATTAAAACCACTCATGATGTTATTGTCGCTAAAAATCAAGAGACAGCAGCAACCGACAAATTGTTAAATTCTACTAATCAAGAAAAGAAAGCATTAGAAGAAACGCTGCAATCAAAAAAAGAGCATGAGAAAGCCGCCAAAGCAGCAGCAAGAGCCGAAGCATCACTAACAAAATCGTATGATGATACCGTCAAGGCGTTATCACTAAACAATGTTGAGCAATCACAATCAAAAAGACAGCTAGAAGAAGCAACGCTGGCATCAAAAGGCTATAACAAAGCCATGATTGCACAGGCAATGGCGCTTTGGGATGCAGGCGCAGCACTAGCAGCAAAGAAGCAACTAAACGAGGAAGAAAAGTCACAACTAGACTCGCTGATTGATCGCTACAACAAAGCCACTATGTCGGCTCGTGATTACTATTCGTCAACTCTAACAGTAACCAGCCCTGACGGTATTAAGTCGCCTATGTCGGGTGCGGATAAAGCGCCTTTATTATCTCAGTTTGATAAGACTTCAGGTGCGGAAACAGCCAAGAAAGCGACAGACGACGCAACCGCCTCGCTCGATGCGTATAACAAAAAGCTGGATGATGCGAACACTAAGACATCCGATTTAGGGGCTGTGACTTCGGCTATATTTGATGGGGCATTAGCAGGCATCAATGGCATGGCAGGGGCTTTCGACTCAATGGTCAATTCGATTGCCTCAAGCACCAAAGCACTCGAAGAAAACGCAGCCATGCAGAAAGCCAATGAGTCTGAGAAAGACCCAGAAAAGCAGGCTGCTAATATTAAAAAATATGCTACCGAAGAAATAAACTTAAACAACAAAGTGTTAAGCGCCAAACTAAAAGCGGGCAGCCAAATAGCAGGGTTTTTATCATCGTCACTTAAGAAAGGCTCAACAGAACAGAAAGCCGCACACGCCATACAAATGGCTTTAGCGGGTGCAGAGTTGGCAATGAACCTGATGAAATTGTTAGGTATCAAAGCAGTTACAGCCGAAGAAGTTGCAAGTGTTGGCCCGTCAACTGGTGCAAGCCTAGCAAAAGGCACAGCAAAAGCCTGTGAAGCGGTAGCCACACAAGCAGGCGCTGGCCCTTATATTGGTTTTGCACTCATGGCAGCAATGGCAGCAGCAATGGCGGCGATTGGTTTTGCTACGTTTGGTGGCGGTGGTGGTGGCGGTGGTGGTGGCTCATCCTCCGGCCCACCGCCATCAAACGCAAACTTGGGTACAGGCACAGTATTGGGCGACCCAGCAGCGGTGTCTGAAAGTATAGGGCACACTAACGATCTACTAAAAAGCATCCATGCTGATGAGTACATAGAACTGCGAGGCATTAATAAGGGCATCCAAACGCTACAGGGCAACATACTCAGCGCGGTGACTAAAGAATTTCAACTGGGATCGTTAACTGGAACAAGTGCGCCTAATCTTGGCAAGTCAGGTCATACAATGGTCGGTGGCGGTATGCAGACTGGCGCTATTGTCATGTCCGACATTTTGGCGGGGATGGAAGTCGTTGGTCAAATGTACACAACTGATGCTGTTAAAAAGAAAGGGAAAACAACATTTACTTATGAGGATTTCTTTTCGCCTATGGACAAGAGCCTGAATGAGTCACTTACAAAAGTGTTCAAAAACATCGGAACTGTCATGTTAGAGACTGGCTCGTTGTTGGGCAAAAATATTGGTGTAGATTTTAGTCAAAAAATTAATGAAGCCGTTATTCCAGCACTAAAAATAGATACAATGAGTATGACAGGTGAGGAGGCGGTTGCAAGAGCAAATGCTGTTATTTCGTCAATGCTGGATGATCTTTCAATGTCGGTTTTTGGCGATGTGCTTAAAAATTACCAGCAACTCGGAGAGGGGATGCTGGAGACAACTATCCGTATAGTTGCTGAAATAGCGATTGTTAAAGATGCCTTGAATCAATCAGGCTTAACAATCACTACAAATGTTATTGCAATCAGTGACGCGATTGTTCAGGCGGCAGGCGGCTTAGAGGAGTTTCAAAAGCAATTTGAATCATTCTTAGATAAGTTCTACTCAGATACAGAAAAACAAACACGATCACAAAAAGCACTGATGGGCTTATTAGCAGAAGCCAATGTTATTTTGCCGACAACTAGAGAGAATTATAAAAAACTGGTTGAGGGTTTGAATATGACAAACCCACTCGATCAGCAGCGTTACAGTTTATTGTTGGAATTGAGCGAATCAGCAGATAAATACTACTCCATGCTTGAGTCGGGTGCGGAAAAAGTAGCGGCAATCGCAAAGACACAGAGATCGCTTGATATTCAATACATGGAATTAACGGGCGATGCTGTAGGCGCACTGACTGAAAAGAGAAAAGATGAACTGGCAGCAATGGATGAGAGCTTGCGCTTTAGCCAGAAATTAGTGTGGGCGTTGACTGGTGCGAATACAGCAGTCAGTTCGGCAATTTCAGCGGTAAGTAAGTCAATAACAGTCATGACGACTCTTGCCACTAAGTTAAGATCAGCATTGGCGACAACAACAACCTCGACAACTATCACAGCAGATTCAAGAAAGGCGGCTCAAGAGGTTTTAAACGGGGCGCTGAGAATAGCAAAAAAAGGCGGCTCGATTGATGCCATTGCTGGTATGGACAAAGCATTAACGGACATAGCCAAGCCTAGTGAACAGCTTTATTCCACCTTTACCGATTATGCAAGAGATCAGGCAAAAACAGCCGCAACGATAACAGACTTAGCTGCTTATGCCGACTCGCAAGTAAGTATGGCACAGAAGCAAATTGACGCTGTGAATGGCACAACAGCAGCAGTTATGACGATCAAGGATGCGATGGTTGCCTTGTCAAAAGCCTTGGGTGTAAAAGACTCTATTGTGTCGACTGGTAATACTGCAAAAGATGCCATGGCAAAGTCTAACGCAGCGTCCGCTAGGTCAAAAGCAGCAAACGATAAGGCGGCAGGGTCAGCACTAGCGCTCAGTGATGCAAAGGCAGCAAGCAAAGCAAATAAATCAACCACTCAAACGCAGGCTAACAAGGATACGGCAGCGGTTACCAATGCCACCAAAGGACTTGCTGATTTAAATACAGCGCGTGATTATGCAGCAGCAGTCGGAGCTTGGGGTGCTTACTATTCTTATCAAAGCTATATTGATTCAGCCAGTCAAAAAATAGCGGAGCTAACGATTACTGCTGCTAAGTCAGCAAAAGCCGCAGCATTAGCAGCAGCAGATGTATTGACGGGTGCATCATACGCAAAATTATCATCTACGGCAGCTAAAGATGCAAACGCTGCAAGTGCAGCTCAAGCCGTCTATAAGACTGCAAAAACCTATTCTGATGCAGCGCAAAACGCAGTACCCACCATTAACGGCTTTGCCTCAGGTGGACAGCACGAAGGAGGTTGGCGAATTGTTGGTGAAAATGGCCCAGAATTGGAAAAAACGGGAGCATCGAGAATATTCAGCAATGGACAGAGCAAGTCACTGTTAAACATGGATGAACTACTCGCAGAAATACGCCAACTTAGAGAGGACGCAAGAGCCAACGCCAATGCCGTTGAAAAAAACACAGCAGAGACTTCACGCATTATTAATAGATGGGATGGTGATGGTATGCCAGCCGTGAGGATTACAGCATGATTATAATTAAGCCTTATACCGTTGTTGATGCGTCTTTAATCAGCAGCAACATCCCAGAGACGGATTATGCAGCATGGACGGTTGGTACAACCTACGCACTCGCTCAACGGGTTATTGTGGTCGGGTCAAATATCCATAAAGTTTATGAGTCTTTGCAAGCAACTAACGTAGGGCATACGCCAGCCAGTTCACCGACATGGTGGCTGGATATGGGGGCGACTAATAGATGGGATATGTTTGATCAGTCATTACAAAGCCAGTCATCAAACGCAACAACAATCAATGTAACGCTACAACCCACACAACGAATTGACTCAGTAGCTTTGCTCAATATTGCAGCCTATACCGTACAGATAAAAATGACCGATGCGGTTGATGGATTGGTTTATAACAAAACAACCGTCTTAGCATCTTATAGTGGTATTGATGACTGGTTTAGTTATTTCTATGAGCCAGTAGTTAGACGATCAGATTTTATTGTCAATGATTTACCGCCTTACGCGAACGCCACAATTCAAGTCATTCTTACCGAAACGGGGGGAACGGTCTATTGTGGCGGGTTGCTAGTCGGTCAACAAACTTTTATCGGTAATACGCAATATGGCTCTAGTGTGGGTATTCAGGATTATTCGTTAAAAACCCAAGATGCTTTTGGAAACTACTCGATATTACAACGAGCATTTCGTAAAACGGGCAGCTTTCAGATTCAACTAGCCAGTAATTATACCGATCAATTAATGGCTTTATTAACAGGCTTAAGAGCAACTCCAATCATCTACTCTGGTTCGGCTGATTTTACCTCGATGATGATCTACGGATTTTATAAAGATTTATCCGTCAACATCGCCTATCCAGAAGTTTCACAATGTACATTAACCATCGAAGGACTAACATAAAATGGCTATTACTCCATTACCAGCCGTACCGCTCCGAAGTGATGCACCAGCAACCTTTGTCACCAAAGCCGATGCGTTTTTGGGGGCTTTAAATCAATTTGCCACCGAGGTTGATGCAGTCGGTGTGGCGCTAACTTTAGGTGCAACCAACTCAACCAGTGTTACATCGCTATTAATTGGCGTTGGTAGTAAATCCCTAACAGTGCAGACGGGAAAAAGCTATGTCGCAGGGATGACGCTGAAAATAGCGTCAACAGCAAGCCCTAGCAACTGGATGTTGGGCGATATTACGTCATATGTGACTGGAACTGGGGCTTTAGTCATTAATATAACCTCGATATTAGGGTCTGGAACTGTAGCCGCATGGACAGTTTCACAGTCGGCACCCGGAGGCGCAGCGATTGGCGCAAATGCTGATATAACGTCATTGACTGCAATTACTAGAATAACATTCCCCGTAGTACCGTCCCTAAGTTCAAATGCCAACACACTAGATACTTATGAGGAGGGCACTTGGACTCCTGTATTATCCTTTGCTGTAAATACGGGGATGACTTATACAGCGTCAAGCGAAAATGGCACTTATACAAAGATTGGAAATGTTGTTACATGTAAAGTGCAGTTAATTCTGTCTACTTTTTCTGCGGGAACTGCATCTGGGGCCGCCAGAATAAGTTTACCATTTACAGTAGGATTAAATTATCATACTGGTATAGTTTTAAGCTCTAATATGACCACTCTTTTTGCAAACTCAGCACAGAGCGTTGGTGCTGCTAGTTATGTCCATTTGTTTGGCAATACAGCTATAAATGCTGCACCAGCAGTTTTATCTCCTTCTAATTTTACAGCAACAAGTAATATTTCGTTTAGTATCGTCTACACAAGTCCCACATTATAAGGATCAACAATGGCAATTATAGAGCAAAAAATATTATTACAAGTTAACGCATTACCTGATTTTCAGGTGTTTAATGTGCAATGGGCAAACCAAGTTATAAAAGACGATGAAATCATCGCTTCAACTTATGAACGTAAATGTTACGCCATCGAACAAAAAGACGAGTTTATTGCAGAAATAGCTGGAGCTGCAGATTACGTTAAGGCAATAGGCTGGGCGTGATGAGCAAAATAATATCATTATTCATCTGGTTAAAATCCAGATTATCAGAACCAAGCACAATGGCTTCGATTGCAGCCGTATCAGCACTCGCTGGCGTTCAAGTTGATGCTGGGCTAGTGAAAGATGTGCTAAATGTGGGAACGGTGGGCTTTGGAGTGCTAGGCTTCTTTTTTAAAGAGGCAAAGCCAGAAACAGTGGTTAATTAGGTTAGACTTGAAAGACAGTCGCACCAGATTTCTAGTGCGGCTTTTTTTTCGGTCATATAATCCCATCGGTCATAATGTTTTGACGATACATCAGTCAAGGCATGATTTTGAATCCTATCTCGAATTGATTTCTCAATACCCAGTTCGCCCATTCTAGTTTTAACAGTTCTTCGCAAATCTTTCGCAGTAAATTTGGGGAAATCTTCATTGATACAAAAACGCTCAACGGCATGGCTGAGAGCCGTACCAGATTGAGGGCGATTACTATCCAACCGATTAGGAAAAAGACAGTGCGCTTGCTCATAGAGTGACATTTGAGAGCGGAGCAGAAAAGCGCATAACTCAGTAATCGGAAGTAAGTGCCAGCGACCAGTTGATCGACCAGATTTATGCCGAGCTGGAGGTAGCGACCAGACAAGCGTATCGAAATCGAACTCCTCAACCAATGCGCCTGTAACTTCGCCAGTCCTCATGCCACCAAAGGCGATGATTAGTTTTAATGCAAGTGCTTGTGGGTACGGCAGATGATCGCCCTCATAATTCCAAAGCCTAGCTAATTCCTCGAACGATAGTACCCGTTCACCAACAGACTCAGCCGCAGTATTATTTGGCACAGCAATGACAGGATTTGAGCCTATATTATATAGAGTAAGGGAGTTCATCTGGAACGGTGAGTTATCGTGGAATATGCCAACTTCAAACGCTCTACGCAAATGCGCCCTAACTCTATTAGCTTGAACAAGAGAACCCCTCGAAATAATTGTGTGCAGTATTTTTTTAATATGCGATGGGGTAACATCGGACGCAGCCAGATTGAGCAATTCTGAGCAGTTAGTTAAAAGAGCGACTTCAACATCGTGCCAAGTTCTTTTGCCGTCAGCTTTCATGCCAGCGATATAATAAGCAAATAACTCGGCAACTGTTCCAGTAGTGCTTTTTTCTTGATTCTGTGGGTCGATACCATCATCCAGTAAAACCCTAGCAGCTCGACATTTTTCTCTGGCATCAGCTAATGAAATGGACGGATAAATTCCAAGCGCATAAAAGCGTTTTTTCTTGTCGAAAGAATATTGAACATAAAAATTACGATGACCAGATGGGTTGACCTGAATACCGAACCCTTTATCAGCTCCACCCTCATTAAGTCGATATGGGGCTAACGTAGGCTTTAATCCTTTTATATAATTGTCGGTGAATTTCATAGTGCCTCCCGTAGTGCCTTTTGATTTGGTCTTAATAGACTATTTAGAGACAAGATAGCACAGAATGAGAAAAAGAAGAAAGCTAGGAGTGTTGATTTTAGTGGTGTTTGAGCAATTATGAAATATTTTGTAAAGTTGTGAGAAATAGCAAAAGCCGATTTGTAATCAGCCGGTCAGGAGTTCGAATCCCCTCACTAGCTCCAAATAAATCAAAGGCTTAGAGGTTAATTCCCCTAAGCCTTTTTTATGCGTAGTGCCTTTCTTAGTGCCTTTTGGTTTTTTCGTCTCTAATTACACGGGTGTAATACTGGTTATATTACTGGCATCGACAGACACTAAAAACTGGCAGGATAAATTAAGTTCTTTCCAATCATCCGCTAATTTCTGCAATACCTCGTGGCGAAGTTCTGCCCTCAATGCTGCCATTTTCTTTTCGGTGATCGGCTCAATATTTTTATTGATACAATCAAGCACATCCTCAATCGTTAATCTTGGTTTGATCGGTGTTGGAGGATTACCAGTTATGAGTCGAATACCGCAAACTAATTCTGCCGCCTCCTTTAAACACCCCGCAGGAATCTTTTTATAACTCGTAATACCATAAAACTCATAAATCATGCTGTAGGTATCAGAGTATAAATAACGATCACTTTTACAGTGTGCCTTTACCGACTTGACGAATTGATAGGCTTCAAATTCGGTTATGTATTGGCTAGTCAGTTGTTCGGTATTTCCGAACATCTTATTCTCAAGAACATCAAGAACCCATTTGCGGAACTCTTTGGCGATCTTGGTACGAGAAAGCATCCCTAACAAATGACACCCCCTTAAACTAAAGACTCGAACCTGTTGCGTTCCACTCTCGGTATTAATCTCAATCAACGAAGTCATACTTTCAGTAAATTCGTCTGAGTTTCTATTGAATATTTTTGATATAGCTTGTGTCCCTTGAGTATATCCGAGGGCTGTACCAATTTGGTAACCCCTTAGCCACGGCTGATTATTGCGGTCAATAATATCAAATGAGGTATTGTTGAATGTTAAAGCTATTGAAGTCATAATTTTATTCCGTTTGTAAGGTTTAAAACCCGACAACATGATGTCAACCATGTGGTGTCGGACTAAGTGAGGTTGACATACTGGACAAACGACCAGCCACCCTTTCGAGTGCCTCACCTAGCCCAACATAATATGATGCGCTAAATGATTTGCAAAAAAATACCGCATGAAGCGGCTTTTTTGCCGTTTGTTTCAGGATGTCAAGCCCGTGTCGCCATTTGACGACACGTTAAGAGTAGACCAATTAAAATAATATTGCCAGTTATTTTTAATTATCACCGTCCTTTACAATTAAAGACTTGGCTAGTTGCTTGCGTGTCATTCTCATGACTCGTTCGGATTTAAGCGTCATGAGTCTTTTTCCCTTCTTTTCAGCATTGCATCAGCTTGCCCGTAAGCAATCAAAGCAATGTCAGCTTCATCAATTCGCTCATGTATGCCAATGGGAACAGTGTATTCGCTCCAATAGTTCGAAAAGTCTTTCAGTTCTAATAGTACGGCCAGTGCTTTCATAAAACACCCGCGCATAAAGACTCTTGCTGTTTTCTCAATCTATAAGTTTTGTCACGCTCAATTTTAGGTTCAGAAATCCCGACCACTCTTAAAAACTTTTGACCTCCAAAATAACCCTTATCAGGATTTGCACTTTTCTTTTTTAAGCGATCAGAAATTAATTTGCTTCGAGCAGCCAGTTTTTGTTCAATATAAAATCCTGCCTCAAACTCATTGTAATAGAGACGCACGCCAATCTTATGAACTGGTGCTGGAAAGTCTGCCCATGCGCCCTTTATTACATTATTTAGTGCTGACAATTTCATGCCATGCTTAATGGCTAGTTGTTCTCGAGTTAGCATCATTCGTCACCCATCACTAGATCAAACAAGGCGTTAATTTGTTTTTCTTGTTCAAGCACTTTTTCGGCTAATAAACTCTGTAATTTAACCAAGCCCTCAATCAACTCTTTTAAACAGTAAATAGTTTCTAAATTTGTCATTGTTCCCCCAGTAAAACATCAATAGTGACTTTGCGATTCATCAAAGCTGGTTGCATAAAATGAATATAAATTTCTTTATACTCAAAGCAGGGCTTCGCTCGCCTAACCATCCAAATATCGTCTAGTTCGGGCTTGAATCGCTCGTATTTGCGTTTTGCTTTCATACCCCATCAACCAGATCAAGTTCAAAGTACGCCTCGACATCGGTGTTCCTCCAACGCAAAGGGATTTTTAAAAAAGGTTTTGGAAAGCGAGGGTCACTCTTTTTTAATCGGTAGAAAGAGGGTCGGCTGATACCCAAAGCATCTTGAATGTGCTTAGAGGTTACAAAACGGGGTAGGTTGTCATCTAATTTTGGCTTGTTCATAGGGTTACGTCTATCTCATGGAAAAAGTTTTCAAGAACCTCAAGCAATAGCAGCCCCGAGGAGTAGGATGGTTCAAGCAGCTCGCCTGACTGCAAGCGATTAATGTCTAACATCGAAAGCTCGCAAGTACAGGACACCGCCCCGATGCCGAGTCTTTCGACTAGCATCGTTGTGATTTTTGACCAGTTGTAAATCATTTATGCAGCTACCGAAGCAGCGCCAGAAGCGATATGAGAGTTAATATCGAAATCAGTTGTGTCGGTGGCTGTTCCCTCAATAATAACGCCAGTTTCAGCAGTCTTTTTGTAATCAACTGCTTCGCCAATCTCGCCCTTGTCATCGAACTTGATGCCGTAGGATGCTCGGTCATCACCTATCGGAAGCATCTTAGCCAGTTTTTTGATAGCGGTTTTCTTAGCCATTTCTGCGTACCAGTCAGCCCAGATAAACGAGGGCTTTTTAGGGTCTTTTTGGTTCTGAGACTTCATGCGAGACTTTTCGATGATATTCTTGGATATAAAGTCGGAATACCTGTCACCAGTTATTGAATGTCGGGCTTCAACATAGACTCCACGAAGATTTGTATAGACCCAGTTATTGTCGTCCTCCTCCCGAACATCAATATCGGGTATAAAGCTAACTTTACTATCCCAGCAGTCCGACTCCATCGTGAAATGGTCTGTGGTGTAGACGGGTTGCGCCTTGACCATCCAGCCAGCTCTAAAAAGTAACTGAATAAAGCCACGATAACCAATCTGGAGTTGCACAGCATTTCCGTATGGCACTAAATAAGCCTGACCAAGATTCTTGTCTGGATTAAGGTCTAGTTGAGCCACACCAATCAGAGCATTAATAATCGACTCTGGAGTACAGCCAGATAACGCAGGGTCGGTGGCTATGTGAAAAGAGGCAGCCATGAAATGATCGGCTCGTTCTTTGGTTGATAACAAAGACTTAACACTTTGACGAGCTGACATAATGCCAGCGCTGATTTGTTGTTGTCTAACTTGCATTTGAGTTGCCATAATGATTCCTAATTAAGAGTTGTCGCCAAACACCGAAGTGTCGTGAATGATTTTTGCAGTTCCAGTGGATAGATATTCTCTATACGACATAAGCATCGCCTCGATGTCATAATGAGCTGATTCAAGAGTGTCTGTTTTTAACTCCCGAATCTTGACCATGTGCGGTGCGCTTTTTTCAACAAAGACAAAGACGAACTTTTTGGCTGGTAAACCAAGCATTTGTAATACTCGCAAATACCAAG